GCACCTTCAGGGATTCATTGTATTCAAGAATCCCAAAGCGCTTTCGGCGCTCAAGAAACTCAACAAGACTGCCCATTGGGAGGTTGCTCGTGGAACCCCCGCCCAGAATCGTACTTATTGCACAAAGGATAACGATTTCATTGAGAAGGGAGAGCTTCCCATGGATCAGAAGTCTAAGGGCGATTCCGAGAAGGAACGCTGGGGTCATATCATCCAGCTTGCTGAAGCTGGTGATTGGGATACTCTTAAGTCTGAGTATCCTGATGTTTATGGTCCGAAGTTGAAAAACTTGGAGCATATTAACAAAAAGAGAAAACGTGACCTGTCCATTATCGATGGAGACATGACTCATGAATGGATTGTCGGAGAGACTGGAACCGGTAAGACAAAGTCGGCCACGGATAGATTCCCGGGGGCGTACATCAAAGAACCCACAAGTATTTGGTGGGACGGGTATAATGGGGAAGATGTAGTCATTATTGATGACTTCGATAAATTTCAAGTCAAGCAGGGCGGTGATATGAAGCGCTGGTTAGACCGTTACCCATTCCAGGCCCAGTTCAAAGGTGGTATGGAGAAGATCAGACCTCGTATGGTGATCGTTACCTCCCAGTACCATCCAGAGGACATATGGGATGATCAGAAAACTGTGGATGCTATCATGCGCAGGGTTAAAATAGTTAATATTCCTGACATTCCTAGACCTCCCAAACTTGCCCCTATTTTCAAAAATTAAATCTTAAAGAAAATCACAATTAATCCAACATGGCTTATTCTCGCAAAAAAACTTTTCGAAAGAATTCCCGTAAGGGTTCTAAGAGAAAAACCTACACTCGTAAAGTGACTAAACCCTTGAAGATGGCAATTCGTAGAGAAATTGCCCGTAATGTTGAGAACAAACAGTCTCAATATTACAACTACGATACTCGACTCTACATTCCCGGGAATGCTAATTTCCCGAATGATAATATTTTCCCGGTTGGTGTTGATCCCGGATCACTTGTGATATCTCAAGGTACCGGACAAGGACAGCGTATTGGTAATGAAATAAAAACCAAGAAGCTTATGTTCAAGGGAACTATTCATCCATTGCCTTATGATGCCACCTTCAACGCCAATCCTCGTCCGCTCCAAGTAAAGATGTATATCTTTTACCAGAAGGATACTCCTACCGCTGTTCCAAATCCTATGGCCGGCCCTGGATTTTTCCAGAATGGCAGTGTCACTAAGGGTTTTCAGAACGACTTAGTGGATATGTGGAGCCCAGTCAATACCGATGCATATCGGATTTTGACTACCCGTACCTTCAAGCTTGGGTTTGCCGATTACAGCGGCACAGTCCAAAACGCCTCTGTGAGAGATGGTTATCAATCTTTCACCAACAACGAGTTCAGACTCAATGCTAATTTTAGCGTTGATCTGACCAAGTACTATCCTCAGCGTGTGAAGTTTAACGATAACACGACTGTTCCCACTACTCGTGGCTTGTTTTGCATGTTTCAATATGTAGATGCCGGTGGTGGGGTTCTCCCCACTACTGCGTATATGTGCAATGTTCAGTATATGCTGGATTACCAGTATGAAGATGCTTAAATAAATAAAAAGTGCTTAAAATAAATCTTCCTTATTTTAAAAAAGCACATTAGGTCTAGGTGCAGTATTACCCTAGACCTAGTGTGTCTGTGTCATTCCCGGGATCCCCTTTGTCCCTTTAAGATATGACATTCCTAAAACACACCCCCGGCCGCGAAGCGGTCGGGCAAAAAAAAGAAACTCGCTAGAGTTTCACAATAAATCAAAATGACCGAGCGCTCGAGAAATTTTTGTTTTACTATCAACAACTATACAGACGATGTGTTTGACAGTATTCTCGATGCTGATTGCAAATATATTGTCGTTGGCAAAGAGAAGGGTGCTGAAGGCACTCCGCACCTTCAGGGATTCATTGTATTCAAGAATCCCAAAGCGCTTTCGGCGCTCAAGAAACTCAACAAGACTGCCCATTGGGAGGTTGCTCGTGGAACCCCCGCCCAGAATCGTACTTATTGC